TATCCATAAGCACCTAACTCCAGGTGCGCTAATATCTAACCCCTTGTGCAAAATCTTAACATCAGAAGAACGTTTTAATACATTATATTTCTTCAGACCTTTTACAAAGTCGGAGTACTCTACTTTGTGAGACTCTAAATAATCTCTCATAATAGACACAGGTATATAGATAGTATGGGTATCAGGTTCTACCCGCACTCTTAAATCTAGAACTGGCCTAAGTATAGGAGATTCAGCTACTCCGGTTCTCTTGTCAAGCTTATTGTTTATCACCAAAGTAGCACTTTTAGATTCATTTAAAAAAGCTCCTAATGTTTGAAGAGCATCGAAGTCACGTTGCTTAACTTCTGTTTTAGCTTGCCTAAACTCTACGGCTATAGCCTTGTAAACTTTATCAATGGCTATATTATGTATGCCCAATTGCTTAGCTATAACAGCACCTAAAAATACAGCTGCAAACAAAGCTGAATATTTTCTATCCGGTCCTACTATCTTTAATTCTCTATCTATCTTAAGCTGCATTTCAGATAACTGGTTTTTAACCTTGTCTAAATTAGCTATTAAGTGCTGCGCAAATATTTCACCAGCGTGTCCATAGTTTTCAAACATCAAACTAAAATAACTATCGGCCTCTTCTTTGGATGTATTTTTATCCTCTGCTATGCGCACTTGAAAAAACCTAGCCATTTCACCACTCGCTTTTGCTTTGTCCGCGAACATAACTGTTCTAAAATCTGTGTTACTGCTTACTACACAGATCAAGTTAAACGTAGTGTCATTTGTTCTTTCATTGTTAACTCCGTTACCTAATCTATTTTTACCACGACCAGTAGAAACAAACTTTAGAAACTCGTGTAGAGCATTGGGTTCTACATTGGACATTTCATCAACAGCTGTTGCTAAGTTGTTCATATACCCTAATCTATTAATAATAGAGTTTTGAGTATCACCCCATAAGTTAATTAACTTTGCATCTGTATCAGGGTTTCCATATACACTAGTCATGGCTTGTAAAATTGTAGTCTTACCTTGTCCTGATTCAGGATTATAAAGATTAACAATAGCTGACTTTTCTCTGGACTTAAAAAAAGGCATTAGTAACGAACCAAAAGCACAAAACAAACCAAAAGCTCGTAGTTCCATGCCTGGTCGTTCATATATAGATATGCCTTTCTTCCATAAATCATAACTTCCTTTCTTAGCAAGAGTATGATTAAAGTCATTAAGCGCATTAGAAACTGGAACATACTTAATACCAAAAGCACTTATCTCTCTATTACCTATTAGTATTTTGTTTTTTTGTGCGGCGTCTCCAGTATTCCAACCGTATTGTTTATGCATTTTTGCGGCATCCGTAGTTCTCTGCTGGTTAGTAATAGATGCAACTATATATTCAATTAATAAATCAATTTGTCTACCGTGAACAACTAAACCATAGTCTACTAAAATTTGTCTAGCTTTATCCTTAGTTAGCAGATCTGAAGTTCTAGCTATAAATTCTCTCACCCCATCTTTAGGAAGGTGTAACTTAAACCAAGCACACTCAAGATTAGAATCTTCAAGGCGTTCAACTAGATAAAAATCATACTCATATACTTGTATGCCATCGTCATCGTCTTCGGGTAGTGATTTATATATGCCGCCATTTTTCCCTCTAAAATAAGGATAAGGCAAATCGGGTATGTGATAGGTTACCACTTCATCTAAAGCCTCACTACGTGCCTCTATAGAATTGTCAGAACCTTTAGCTCTAGCAATAACTTTGCCTAATTGAATAGGAGATTTAATATTACCTTGATGTTTACACCCTTTACAACCAGTAGGGCGTAGGCCTTCAAACTCTTTGCATGAATGCGGACCTGGTATTCTGTCGGCTTTATCAACAGTTCTGTCAAAATTATAATCGGGATGTAGTTTAGATATGTTGTGTATAGCTATCTCTCTATCTTCACAGTGTCCTGCTATTGAAAGAGCAGAACGCCATAAAGGTTCTTCTATTGTAGCCTGGTTTACTATGATATGTTCTAGCTGTTTACACCCATCACCTTCTCTAATACGATTTATTATCTTTAAAAACCTAGAAGTGTGATTGCCTAAAATAGCTTTAGTAGCTTCGTCCATAGGTCTTTTAGGTCTTTCTTTTTTAGACACTAAATCAATAGGCACAAGTGACGCTATGTCATCAAATGGCGTAGCCTTACCAGTTTGTAATAGCACAACGTCTTTAGGATTGTCTACGTCTTTAAAGTTTTTAGTACCAGGGACTCTAAGTATCCTACTAACATCACCAGTACAACCGTGGTCAGCACTAAGCTTGTGTTTTATACACAAAAAATTAAAACCGTCTGCTACAGGTTTCCATATGTCTTTGTTAATAGGGTCAGTAAAAGTCCAATAGCAATGAATGCCATTACCGGAGTCAACTATAGTGGGTAAAGGAAACTTCGTTGCATCAGTAAACTCTCTGAGTGCGACAAGTCCATCGTCTTTAGTCCTATAGTCTTTCCACTTTCTTTTTTTAGAATCAAACCCGCAGTCTATGTCTAGCCATAAACATTTTTGCTCTTTAGCATTAGTACCTTGTCTGTTCTCATCCGATACCCATGATGACATCGCAAAATATACATCCTGTTTATCTTTTAAAAACTTGAGTGCTATTTTTTCTGCTAGAGCTATGTCACCTACAAATTTAGGCTGTACTATATTCTGCTGATCTTTACCTACTATGCAGTAGTGCCCCGTGTCTGGCCATACGTGCGCTAAAAATTCTTTTATTTGCATTATTATCCTAATGTTGTAACACTGTGAACGGGGAGATATACCCCCCATCAACTAAATTAAACGGCCTAATTCTTCTATTAAGCTTTTAATTTCTTCCTCTCGTGCTCGTTGTGGTTTAGCTTTACCTGAAAACCAATCATACACGGTCTGTCTAGAAAGCCTAAGTCTTTCGGCAACCGATGCTGCTGGGTATCGTTTAGCTATACAAACTTCCCCCAATTGCAGGGCAAGCGGAGCTTCTCCATCAACACTAAGTAAAGCTTTTTGGTTAGCTTCTATAACTATCTGTGAATATCCTCGCATATTATTCCCCTATGACCATTCAGAAACTAAATCATCAAGGCTAACTTCAGCTGTTTCAGATTTAGGTTCTATAGTTTTTTTAACTTCGGGTACTGGCTTGTCAGCAACCCTCTTCTTAGGCTCAGGTATGTTATCTACTTCCTCAACAACAGGCTCAGGTGTATTAGATACTTCCTCAACAACTGGATCAGGTTTTTTAATAGTAGCTGCTATAGGATCGGGAGTTGAAAAAGCATCACTGCTATCCTGCTCCTTACTAACAGATACCGTTAGCTTGATGGCCCTTTCAGCATCTTCAGTTGTACTTTGGGTATTACAAGTATCATACTCGTCATCAGTAAGTAAACGAATAGGTTTAAATCCTACTTTAGTACTTGATGAGTCCATATCAAAAGACATTCTAGAAACCACTGACATTAAGTTTTGACCATTAGCTCTTACATAGTCTGTGTATTCATGAAGCGGTCTACGTTCTGCATTACCATTACCAAATATAGATTGCGCAGGTAGAGTTACTTGAAACACATCCCCTCCTAAATCATCAGCTTTAACAACAGCAACTCGTCTACTAAACCTACAAGCTTTAGTGCCGTTAGCGCCAGAACCTTTTATGTTTTGTGCACACTCAGCACACGATTGTGATTGTGGATTTGTTACAGCAGGGTCTGGTTTAATACTATCGGATGTCCAACAAGCAGGTGGTGAAACCTTCTGCCCTGGTTTGTATTCACCCTCAAAATACATTCTATGAACTGCTGGTGAAGCATTTACTATAACTACATCAATATGTCTAGCTTCTGACTTATCTATTTCTTTACCATTTACGACTAACCTAAACATACTATTGCGTATAGATATACGTTTAGACGTAGTACTACTAGCTGTAATGTTGGCAGTAAAACCGTCGTTCGATCTGTTAGTTGTCGCAACGGCTCCTGTTTGAAAAATATCTACTTCTGTATTCATGATTTCTCCTCGGTTTGAATTTTACTTTTACGTATTGAAACTGCGTACTCACTTGTTGCTTGTAATCCAGGGGGTGATAGATCAGGATTAGTATTAATAAATTCTTTCATATTACCTTGACTAATTCTTTTTTCCATCAACTCTAAAACATCATTAGACTTTAAGAATTTATACATCTCTGGCCAGTCTGAAGTCCAGTACCTTGTTTTAAGGGTTCTTGTTAGTGTACCCGCCGCCGTCTTTAAACTAGTTACATTAAGCTTTTGGCAAACTTCGTTCAAAGCATTCTGAACTTGAGTACGTTTAGCCTTTATTTCTTTAACCTCATCTTCAAGCTTCTGTATTGCTTCTCTCATTTTAAGTTCTGCAATCATTAGCTTTTCAATTTGATTGTCATTGTCTTCCATAATAGTCCTCTCTTTTTAATTGACATTGTATTGTATTACTATTTATGGACTGTGTCAAGATAAACCTAGTTCTTCTCTATATAAGTCTACAAGCTTAGTGTGATTGTTAATTTTACCCTGCAGCATCTTGTATACTCTGTGCTCTACAGGACTACCTAGTAGGTGTACTACGGTCATAGGATTCTTTTGACCAGCTCGATCAATACGAGCGCAACATTGTATATATGTTTCTACTGACATAACAGGACTCCAAAATACAACTACGTTCGCGGCGTGTAACGTAACTCCGTGTGACGCGGCTTGTGGTTGTATAATTAAAACATGTGGGTCTTTTTTCTCTTGGAAATTTTTAAAAATTTGTGAGCGCTTAGTCATAGTCACGTCGCCATTAATAACATTATTAGTAATTTTTAACTTAGTTAACTCCGTTGCTAAAGTATTAATACTGTTTCTAAACGGGCAGAATATAACTATCTTATGGCTTGCTTCTTGCATAATTTCTTTAAGCGCCGTTAACCTGTTTGTAATATCAAACTCTATAATCTGTCGCGTATCTGTATATACCGCGCCTGCACTTACCTGTAGTAATTTAGTTAACATACTTGCAGCATTGACTACAGTAACTTCTTCGTTAGATGCTTCCATGTACGCATCTTTTTTTAACTTATTATAATACTTAGTTTGTTGTGGTGTAATTGGAACTTCCCTAGTCGTATACAAAACTTTAGGGAGATCTAAACACTCGTCTTTAGTGTGGCGTATAGCGGGCTGCAGAGTTTTAAACACTATGTCTTGTGCGTTCCAACGAGGAAGCCACGTAAACTGACTGACCTTTTGCATAACCATATCTTTAAAAGTACCTGCATATTTAGGTACTGACTGAGGATTGACCAACTTAGCAAGTCCATACGCATCAGCAGGTGATTGAGCTGCGGGTGTACCTGTCATTAGCCAGACCCACGTGTCGTCGGTAACAATTCTGTTTATAGCTTTCCAACGTCTTGTGGTTACGGTTTTAATATAGTTAGCTTCGTCCACTACAATTAAATCAAACCCGCCTTCTTTAATTTCTTTCTCCACAATTTCAATACCGTCGTAATTAATTACGACTACATCTGTGTTTTCAGCTATTATTTTTCTACGTTTTTCAGGTGTCCCATGAGCCAACGCTACAGTTCTATGCATCGCTGTCTTAAAGAAATCAGCTTGCCACGCTGCCTGCATTATTGAAAGGGGGCAGACAACTAACATGCGGTTAACTTTGTTCTGATTCATTAAATAATCAGCGGCCCATATAACACCTGATGTTTTACCTGTACCTGCTTCGCTTAAGCAGTAGGCTCGTTTGTTTTTAGATAAAAACTCTGATGTTTCTTCTTGATGCTTAAATGGTTTGTACACCCCTGGCCACGTATAATCTTTTTGCATACGTGTTGGTACATTTTTTAACTTCATGCTGGTTAGTTTTATTACTTCATCTAACCCCCAATTTACTGCAACTTGATACACACCATTTTCATATACCCCTACTACTTTACTTTTTGATATGTTTTTTGTTATGTCATCAGGTTTTTTTGTATTGACAAGTATTGCTAAGTCTTTATATGTTTCCACTATCTAACTATCTCCACTTCCGATTGGGTTTCTATCCAAACATGTGCGCCACATGATAGTGGTTTGTTTGGGTTATATACTACTTTAGAGTTGCCTTTTATATTAACTTCATGTGCATAGGTG